GTTGGTTAAGAAACCGACAACAAGCCCGAACGCAGCGCGAATAGGCGTGAACAGCACATCCGCAATGTCTTTCGGGTTGATCTGCTGTATCGCGTTGTTAATAAACGTGGCAATGTTCTGCCCAAGCGCAAAGAAATCAAGCTGCAACAGGAAGTTAGCCGCGAAATTGAAAGCGGTCTGGATGCCCATGCCGATGGCTTTGCCCATGTCAGTCCAGTTAAGACCGCCCTTGCCCTCGCCGCCGTTCAAGAAGTTGTTGAGCGTTTCGCCAAGATGCGTTCCCAGGTTCGCAATAGCGTCCTGTACGCCGTCATAGGTAAGCGCATCGTAAAGACCGCGCGAAAACTCATTGACGAACTTCGCAACTTTATCAAGACCAGCTCTCAGCTTCGGAACGCCAACGCCATCAAGCCACTTAACGAAATCAAGCAGAGCCTCGCCCCACGAGCTGTAAGGCCAGTCGCCAACCGACAGCGTTTCGTATGCGCTGATAGCATCTCCGGCTCCACCGCCACCGCCACCGCCAGAACCAGACGGCCTGTTCAGCTTGTTGATCTCGTCAAAGCCGAGGATGGTGCGCTGAAGCTCTTTGACTTTGCCGCTCGCACCGCCAGCACTATCGCCTATCTCCTCGTAGCTTTTCGCCACGGTATAGGTGTGCTGACCAGTCAGTAACGCCGTCAGCCGCGCAAGCGTGTTCATCGCTGCGGTCAATGCCGCGAGCATCTGGTTAATAGCAGGGATGAAATACGAGATGATCGGAGCGACCGCCACGCCGATAGAGTTCTTGAACAGCCCCATCGCGTTGTGGAAACTCTGAACAACTTCGGAGAACCGCTCGTCATACTGCGCGAGATTTTCAACGCCAGACTTCAGCCCTTCCGTGATCGCCTTGATAGCCGCATTGATGGCTCGCCGTAAGACTTGTCGCTTTGCCAGCGAGATAAGATAGCCAAGCTCCTTTTTCAGCCCAACAAACGGATTAAACCGCTCGTTCAGCCCATCCATGACCTTTTTGAACTTCTTGATCGTGTTGATGAACTCGTTGAACTGGTCAACGACAAGCATGGCGATTTTATACGCGAGCTTAAACGCATCAACCACCATGCCTATCGGGCCAAGCGCGGCGGTAAATGCCGTTTTCAGACCCTCAAGGGAAACGCCGGACACATGCTCTAGCTGCTGCGCGACATCTTCCGTAGCTCCGTGAACAACCTTTTGCGTCTGCGCGACCTCTTCCTGGATTTGCTCCTGTACTTCCTCGATCTGGTCTGCGGCTTCTTCGATTTCCACCGCGCCAGTCGCGCCCCAGAAGTTATTCGGCAACGCAGCCGAGCTTGCGCTCTGGTCTACTGCGCTCTGGATGTCTTTCGTAGCCTGTCTTACGCGCTGCGCGGTATCTTCGGCCTTTTTAGCGATATTCTCCACGCCTTTGCCAAGCGAGCCAAGTGCGCCCATGCCGCTCAAAGCCGCTTTCAGGCCGCCAAGAGCCTCGGTAAGCGCATTGATCTGCTGAGTAGCTTCGGATGCCCTTACACTTATTTCAAGATTTAAGGATTCGAAATTAGCTTCTGCCATTTATCCATCCTCTTTAGGGTTCCCGAACCTTGCGTAACTGCCCATGATGAGCTTGCGGTAGTACTCGGCCTGTTCCTCGGTGACCTCCATGTCTGGATCGACCATGTTGTCGATGGCATCCAGAGGGTTGTCTGGATACTTCGCGCTTTTCGAGAAGCAAACGCCGATAGCCGCAGCGACATACTGACCGCTGATCCAAGCTGACATCGCTTGCGCCCTGTACCACGCCGATACGCATACTTGTATCTCTTTGGGCGTAGCATCCCACGCATCCTCGTAGGCCATGCCAGACATCACCGCCGTAGGAACCAAGTCCTCCGTGATGACCAGCTCAATGGGTTTGCTTACTCCGACTTTTTCTTCTTCGGCTTCTTGTCCTGCGGCTCCGTTGCTGCCGCGAGCCGAGTGAAAAAACCGTCAGCCTCGATCTGCTCAATGCACATCATCAACAGGCCGCTCCACGTTCCCAGATACTTGTCATCGGGGTTCGCATCAATGATGTCCATGCAAAGCTCGCACGCATCATCGAACGTGACGATAGTTTTGTCGCCGCGCTTGCCGCGTCCATGCCACCGAATAAGCCCTGCGTACATCGCGTGCGCCGCAATTTCGGGAATATCAAAAGCGGCGGCTACATTCTCGCCACCGCCGTCATTCATAGCTGAAATGTACTCCACCAGAGGCGCAACATGAGTTTTGTAGTTGCCGAACTGGTCAACGTACTTCGTCATGTACGCCTCCAGGGAATACTCAAGACGGTACTCTTTACCGCCAGACTCAAAAGTTTTATACATATCCGTTCTCCTTTCGTAACGCTCAATTAGTTAGAGCCGCCGTCATCCGGCGCAACGCCAGTGTCATAGCCCCACAGCTTCACGAGCGTGCTGGACACCGCGAAGGTCTTGAGGCTGTTCTGCGCCAGCTCGCTCATGCCAATCATCGAGGGCGGCTGCACGAACACGAAGTAAGCACCAGCCGTATCCTTCGGATCGTAAATCTCGATGCAGACCACCGTGTCGGAGTCGTTCGCCAGCGAGGTCGTGTAAGCCGTAATCATGCCAGTAACAGCCGCACGCGACTCAGCCGTGTTGTTGAAGGCCATGCCCCACGTTTCCGGGATGTCCGAACGACCAGCCACGCGCTGCGTAACGTAGTCCTCCAGAGCCGAAGCATCAATGCTGTTCATCGTCAGCTCGATGCCGTCAGCGGAATTGCACCGGGGCAGAACGGTAAACGAAGCAGGGAGCGCGGTCGTGGAAGTCACAACCGCATAACCGACCTCGATACCAAGAGTAGAAAGTCCGGGAATTGCCATTTTAAGTCCTCCGTAGAATTACGCGGATTCTTCCGCTAAAGGTTCGCCATACCCGATCACGCGAGCATAGCGAGAAATCAATCTTTTGTAGCCGTTCTGTGGCATTTCGGGCGTGGTGGATGCGGTCAGCCTAAAGCCCAGGGCAACCAACGCCGCATGAGATACTGCATTAAGCTCGTAGATTTTCGACAAAGGGGTTTCCGCACGCACAAACAGATCGGTCTGGATCGTCAGTTCGATGCCCGATGCGTCATTGTGGAGATCGTGACCAAGCTCACCGCTCGGCAACGGAAGAAGCGAAGCACAAGGGAGCTTGATGTCCCCAGAGGGTCGCTCGAAATATGTTTCCTCGCCAATGTCCGTTTCGGACAGCGCATCAGCCCAGAACTCGAATACGTTTGTGACAATGTTTAAGTAGCTCATGTCAGCCATTTGCGTACTTCCTCTCGTACCGCTCTCGGCATCTCAGCTTTGACATACTGGATGGTGTAGTGCATCGGCATACCAGCCGGAGTGCCGTAGGTGTGTTTCCACGAGCCGTCATCAGCAGGGTAATACCAACCGCTGTAATCGAACGCATGGGTTTGACCAGGCCATGTGCCTGTGCCATACGGCAGTTGCGGATAGTCTGGATTTGTCAGACCATCCATTCCGGCAATGCCAGCTCCGAACTCGACCGCCATAAGAATGTTGAAGCCTGTGTCCTCAGTTTTTCCTGTGGCGGTCAGCCGTCCAGTAGCCTCACCTTTGTCGGCATGAACCAGACTAGACGAAGTGGAAATCACCGCCTGTCTGCCTGGTGTTGCACCTATGCCAAGCGCATCGTTGAACTGCTTTTCAGCACGTTGCGTCATATCAGCGACAACCGTCTGCGGAAGATCGGCAAGGCCGTCACGCATCTTTTCGAGGTCGCTTAACAGCTCCGATATTGCCGATAGTTTCAGCGGATACCGCTTAACCGTTGCCATAGGACACCTTCTTTATGCCGTATCTCGATACCTTGCCGCGCACCGTGGAAATTTTACGGACAAGCTCATAGTCGGGGTACACGGTCGGTTCTCCGGCATCGTCCAGCTTGATGTAGCCGTTCATATCCAGATCGGGAGCCACATCGACATACAGCAAAGCTCCCTCTGGCGCATCAAAGCCAGTAAACTGCCCTGCGTACACGGTGATCTCTCGGTCGTAGTCTGGAACAATGCCTGTGCTGAACACACTCGGAGTGCCAACCGTGGCAGAAACGGACAGGCGATACTTCTTGGGTTTGGAATACACCTTTACCCTGTCGATACCGCGCCGTGTTTCCGTCTTGACCGTCACATATATGTCTTGTCTTAATTTCCACGCTGCACGAGCCATAGGAATGTCCTCCGAAACACACTGCTTGCCTCCCCACCGCCGCATTAGCAAGCAACCGCCCTGCGGGAAAGGAGAACGGAAAAGCCGCAGTTGCCGTGTGTAGATTATTAGATGATCCTCGTGTCCTTCGTGATGAACGTAGCGAAAGGAACGACACCGTGCGTGGCGTAGATGGTCGCCTCCGTGTTGAACACGAGCGTAGAACCGCTCTCACGATGTTCCGTCTGGTACTCCATTCCAATGAGGTTCCAGAAGTAAAGCACGAGGTCGAAAATGCAATAATAGTTCTTCTGCATATCTTCTTCGACCGCATACTCTGCCGGATAATTCATGTAAGTCCGAAAGCTCGTGACCGCACGATTGACGCAGAGCTGCGCCTGCGGTGTCATACTTTCGTTGAAGTCATCACCCAGATAAGTGATAAGCTCCGCAAGCAAAGCCTCGTTCATGTGTCGTTCCTCCGTTAGTTCTCAAGAATTACTGCGAGCCGCCTCCATAGGTGGCAACCACGCTCGCCAGAGCAGCCGCGTGAGTAACCTTCGCGCCGTAGACATGAAGTCCACGAACGAGATCCTTGAAGGTGTCGATGTCACGCAGAGCCTCAGTTTCGATGATCTGCTCCGCATAGGTCGCCGCCATAGGCACGCCAGCGATGAGGCAATACGCACCATCTTCTTCCGGCACGTTGTTGGACACATAGATGTCCATGCCGACCGCACGACCGACCTTGCCGTTGACCAGACGCTCGTTAGTGATGTCCGTGCCGAACGAAACGAAACGCTTGTCCTGGAGCAGCAGACCGTGGCAAGTAGGATCAATGACGACCCAGCGACCCTCGGTCGGAACGTTCTGCTTGTCCAGAGCGACCTTCATGGCGACCAGCGTCTTGTACA